CAGTAACCCATCGGTTCCACTTTTCTACCCAGAAAGCGCGATGCTCCAATGGGGTTTCAAGTGCCAATTGCCGATAATCTTCAAAATCTTCTGACATCTCGATAAACTTTCTAACTACTAAAGTGACAAATACAGTTAAAATAACTGTTATAAATGCGTAAAACATTAGCTCGTTGTGAGGACCATTTGACCGTCAATTACGAAATCTAAATCCTCTATCTCCAAGTCCTTTAGAGGGACCTTCATTCCATCCTTGGTTAGCTTTCCATAGCTTTCCAGTCTTGGAAGTCCCGTTGTTGCATCCATGACCAATGAAATGATAAGCGTATCATCCGTGAAAATGGTAAATAGATTGACATACGTGTTATCTACCAAGAAACGGTTTATCTTGATTGTTCCATTTGCTAATCCTGGTAAAAACGTCTCCCAGCGAGTCGGGACATTGTTTGTGGTCATGCAGGTTGTTTTGTGCGTAGACCTGGATATATCCGGTGCCCACTCCAGAACGTCTCCAATCGCTGTGAAATTGAAGTATGCGCCTGTTACTCTGCAACCCGCCTGTGTACCAAGGAATGGAGTTGTAAATGCAACCTTCCCACCCACATATTGGATTGTGTAGTTACCTGATTGGGTAGTCCAAGTAAAGCCGTTCTGAGTTGCAGTGATGGAAACACTTGGAGATGAACCACCTGTCAAGCTATTTGTCTGAAGTGTAATGTTCCCTTGGTTAGCAAAGCCAAGTGCACTCACAAATTCGACTGTGTAAGGACCTCCAGCTGATCCGGTTACCAGAACATTCCCTGATCCAATGCTTGCAATAGCTTGAAGCTTCGTCTGAAGTGTGCTAGCCGGATCATTCCAGTTAATGGCCGCTGTGGTATTTGCTCCGAACGTCAGTGTGTACGTACCACCAGTCGGACCACCTGTAAGAGTGATCGTTTGCACTTCATCACACTCAGCTTGCACTGTCCAAGTCGCTGTCCTATCCCAGTAACGCTTCGTTGGAATGGCCGAACTATTGAAGTTCTGATGATCGCCACTATCAGTCAACGACTGATTGGTCAAGGCGACGTTGGGTGTACTGGTGAGTAGCAATTGCGCTCTATTCCCATGAACAGCAGTCATATTTCTATACTCCGATCATGTGTAGGTAACCGCGCCCGTAACCACCATATCCCACGATACTGTTTCAGGATCTTTCAATGGTGCTTTTGCAGAGAACTTTTCAACAAATGCATTGAAACCAAAATTATGAGAAGCACTCAAGTTAAGCACCATTGCAATTGCTGAGTCAGTTGTCAATGAGTTAAAAAGCACGACTTGACCGTTAGTGTCAGTCATGTCTAATCTGCCTTGAAACTTCACTTTCGCACCAACTAAACCTACCATGAATGATTTCCATGGCAGTGATCCAAGCGCAAACTTGGTGATGTCGTGAGAGGTCCGGTCTATGTCCAATGACCACTCATCGATTTCTGCAACCGTTGCAGCAACGACTAGGACGTTTCCGCCCTTCCCATGGAGAGCTGCCATACTAAATTGCCTCCGTTAAAACTCTGTACCTATCGGTCAAATGCCACTTTAAAATGTTTGTCGTGTCGTCAATGATAATCTGACCATTATCATACAAACAAGCAATAGACCTATACAAACCTCCAAGAAGTGTTAATGTCGGAGTACCATTTTGTGCATCATCTAGAGCATTAAATATTGTATCTCGCATTTTTAGTATCTCTTGCTTCCCCTTGTATTCACTCCAACCATGTAGTGTTGTTACAACATCTTGTCCCTTCTTGCCAAACACGTTCTTAGGTGTTGAAACTGACTCTCCTAGCACTATGTAAGGTGGATTTAATCCTATTGGAACGTTATTCTCATCAAATACCGCCGCTTTTCCGTCTGAGTAAGGAAAAGATGCAATCATTCCCGCGTCATTGCGCAATACTGCATAAATCGCATCCCATACAAAACCCTCAGAAGTGATCATCTATACACCTGGATTTGATTGAATAATCGATACCCATTTTTGCTTATTTGCTTCGGATGCATTAAATAAATACGGTCTAGCTTTCATTTTCCATGTCCCATTATGAACATATATTGCATAATAAACTTCCATATTGCCTATTTGACGTTTCCCCTCACTGGCATAAACTTTTACATCATCTTGCAAAGCACCTGTTTTTACCGGACAGTTGTCCTTGGCATCGGACTGGATAAGATCTGCTATTTCATCCAAGTCATCTTCAGAAGCTCTGACAATGGCCGCATTAGCTGCAACAGCCAAAGCTGCAAGATCAGGACCCGTGATTTTGACCGACATTCCATCTGCCATATCATCACCTTGCAAGGGGGACTATGGACTTCTGTGTTCATATTGCCCATAATCCCTCTCATTTTCTATCTAGTCCTCATCATCCTCAATGTGATTCCAGCTATACGTGCTGGCATTTGGACTATGTGGCACGCTTGTAAACTGCTTCAATTGCCCATCGACAGTCCCCTCCAAGTTGGCAGTGCCAGCACCGTTATGTAAATGTGTTATTTTTACTTTGTGCTTTTTGCCATCGTGATTAGTGAAATGCACTTCATGACCAACGTCAGTATGTTTGCCATTAACTGTATGTCCTGTTGACATAAAATCCTCTTTTCTTTCTAAAGTGGCGTTTTTCGCAAAATCACCACACTGGTAAATATCTGCAACGTCTTCTCTCCGTGGGGAGAAAGGACTTTGTACTCAGTCCCGTCAATGACCACTTCATCATTTGCCTGGATATCCGTGCCATAAGGTGTATGCAACGTCCTGCTATCGATGCCTACAGGTTGGTCTGCTAGAAATTGCTGAGTTGGAGCAGATAATCCAACCATCGCACAAGGCACGTTGTCCGCAATATCGATAAGATTATCAGGACTACCGCCTTTAGAGTCGAATACAACAGTATTCCCAGCTACATTGCTATCACGTCTGATTGTACATGTCTTGTCACATATAGCCTTGACAGCATCCGCTCGTATTCTTGCAAGCTCTAAGGCAGGAAGAAGGTTCATTCGTCCCCTTCATCCTCTACAGAACCATAGAAATCAGGTTTATTATGAAGTTTTACTTCTTTTTTGCTCATTGGATGATTCCAAGAATGCGCCTCACGTGATGTATTGTGAGGAACGTCTGTTACATTTGAATGCTGTCCGTTCCTGTCAACCTTCAATTCAGCAAAATGATTGCCGTCTTTTTCGTAGATGCTTCTCACAACCGCGTCATAAATTGCTTTGTCATTATCTACATAAAAGACGCTATCACCTTCATTTGTTTCCTGATTATTTACTATTGTCATCCGTTCTTACCTCCTGATGACATATAATCCAATTCAGTTGGAGCAAGCGATATGCCTGTATCCTGATTATCCTTGACTGCTGACATTTTCACGTGAATAGTACGAGGTCTCTGCTTTCTCCTGTATGTCTTTGCAAGATTTTGAAGGTTGTTTGTTACTTGCCCAATCTGCAAATTTTGACTATCAACGGTCATCGAATAGCGTAAGACATATTGAGCTGCTAGCCGTTCTAGCAAGTCCGCAGCTGCTCTATAACGGTCATGCAACAAACCCGAGATGTACACAGGCGGCCATGTATTTGCAGCAAATTGAAAGTGTCCTGGAATTGGCTCTAGCACGCTTGGAGTGACGACGACCGTCAAGTACTGTTTCAGCACATACCCATCTTCCCAACCTCCAAACTCAGAATAGTAGTCCAAATATTGGATTGTACTCCCTGAAAACGTGGGTTTTGGGATGAGAGGAATGTTCATCAAGTCCATACGACCTTCATCCATGACATCTTGAATTGTTTGATCAGGAAAAATCTGACCTGCTCCGACTGGGAGCGTGTCATTGATCAGAGTCCTGACCGACAATATTAAAGATGCCATGGTAGAACGTACAGCCATTGGTTACGGCCTTCCAGGAACAATTTGACCACTATACGTGATTGTTGGAGTAACAGGAGAACCTGACAATGTGGCAGTCAACCGGATTTGTGTTCCGTTCGCTACACTAGTCGGGCTAATTGAGAATGGAATAAACAACTCTCCTGACTGATTTGAAGTAGTAAGCGT